GCTCTTGCAGATGTTAACGATTGGATCGATAGTTGGTAATAATAGAAAATTTAACAGGAAATAAAAAATGGCTATAAGCAATAATATAAGCGCAATACAAAATTCGGCATTAGCCAATGCCCCTATTTATTCCGCTGCACAGTTAATGAGTTTTGCGGTTACGGAAATGCCACCCAATACGAGAATATATATCTATTGTAATGATATTAATATTTCAGAGTTTTGCGCTCCAGTATTAGAAACTGCACAAATAGGGCAACCAATAGTAACAAATCAATTAGGAACAGCATCCGGATATTTGTATATTCCAAGTGATCCTAATTCAAAATTTAAATTTTTAATCGGTGAGCTAGTTCTAACATTTGGGGATTCTCCTACAAGTGTTGCGGATTGTAAATATATTTGTGAATCAATATTTTATAACTATGGATTAGATTTTGTTAGTTCTGTGGAAAAAGATATTTCTGGATTGAGGAGAAATACTAGAATCAGAACAAATCCTACGGGTAATGCAGTTGGGCCAGATGTATCTCAATTAAAATTAGATCCGCTTGCACAAACATTTACTGTAGATGAAACTGCATATCCTCTTGGATTGTGTTTGACCGGATTATCCTTATTTGTATATCAAAAGGATTCTACTTTACCATTAGCTGTCGAAATAAGACCCGTTATTAATGGAAAACCTTCACTAACAGAATATATTACTGGTTCGTTTGTAGTTGTTGATCCTGCATATATTGATGTTTATGATGGGACTACTGGTTCTGCACCAGCAACTAGTTTTCAATTTGATCATCCTCTCTATTTACGTCCAGGACAATATGCGTTTTGCGTATTAACGAAATCTAATAACTATGAATTGCTTGCTGCTAAAGCAGGTGACGGTAAAACAGTAAAGCAACCATTTTCAGGAAAATTATATCTCCCGCAAAATACGGGAGAATGGATTGCGAGTGATAACATAGACTTAACATTTGTTTTAAGAAAAGCAGTATTTGATACTGGTACTGTTACCATAGAAATGAAATCTGTTGCAGATACTACAGGAATAGAATATGATCGTTTTAGATTATTATCTACAACTATAGGTTTAGCAGATATCGCATATACAGATTATAAATTATCTACAAAAACTGCTGGCTCCAGATTACAAACAGGTTACAAATCTATTAAACCTGGATTGAATGCAGATCTATCAGGATTGATGGTTGCCCAAACTGAAGGCGATATAACGTTACAAGTATCTTTGACATCTAAAAATAAAGATGTTACTCCTATTTTAGATAGAGATCTAATTGGTACACAATTATTTAAAACATACATTACTCCTTATTCCTACGAAATATCGCAAACCGAATTAAGACCAGCAGGTGGAACTGCCCAATGCAAATATATTTCTAAACCTGTAGCATTGGCAGACGGCTTTGATTCAACGGGTATAGAAGTTGCCCTGGAAGTTAGTAGACCGATTGGTTCGGATATTGAAGTGTTCTGTAGAGTCCTTGCTAGAGACGATCGTTCTGTATCCAATGGTATAAACGATAGGTATTGGACTAAAATGCCTTTAACATTTCCTGGAGCTAAAACATATTCTGGAACTAAGGATATTTTTAGTACAGAAAAATATAAAATTTTAGATCCTTTCCTTTCATACTCTAGTACTGCTAACGGTTTGTCTGCTAAGTTTGATGATTTTGCAACTTATCAGATTAAAGTAGTATTCTATGCAAGTGATCCTTTATATCCTCCTAAATTGAAATCATTAATTGCTTCTGCTGTAATTTAATGCAATACGATTATTTACCTATAGAAGGACAACCTGGTTTTGTAAAAGATCCAATGTCTTCTGCTATATTAAATACTGATCTTGGTGCATTACATGAATATAAAAATAGGCGAAAGCAAACTAAACAAATTCAGTCAATGCAAGAGGAAATAAATATATTAAAGGAAGAGCTTGCAACAATTAAAAATCATCTTAAGATAAGTTAACTCCATGCCAAATACAACAAATTTATCAAACGTAAATGTCGGATCATCTGCAAATGCAGGGGACGGTGACGTTTTACGAGAAGCCTTTATAAAGGTTAATACCAATTTCAATGCTGTTTATAATAACGGACAGTATAAATCTCTTATATCTGATACTCCAGATTTTCCCGGTTATACTTGGGACGGTGATACTAACACAGGTATGTATCATGCTGGTACAGGTAAAATAGGGTTTACAATTAATGGTACCCCCCATCTTTTATTAGATGAAACTGGAGCAATATCATGGTTAAATTCTGAATTATCTACAAAAAATTATGTTGATGCGAGTATAGCATCATATACTGGCGGTGTATTAAATGGAAATATAGGTGGCATACCTTTAGTAGTATCTTTACCTACTGTGGGTAATTACGAAGGAAGAGTTGCATATTATTTAGGCGATATTTGGACATATACAAGTTATCCTATTGGGAATGGTGCAGGATTAAGTGCAGATTCTGCAATAGCAAGGGCCGCAGGATCAGACTCACGCTGGGTTAGATTCAGAGGCGATCAAGCAATATCCATTGGTTTAGTTAAACCAAGTACTGCGCCGGAAGGAACTACATTCTACGAAACAGGAAATGCGGCAATTTACTTATATCTATCAGGACAATGGAGAACATTATCCAGCGTAATTACATCAAATGCCCCTGCAGGTTTAGATGTTCTAGTTAGTTTACCCGCGGTGGGAGATGCTAGTAATTATTCAGGCAGAACCGTTGTAGTTGGAACAACATCATATATCTTTATATCTGGTCAATGGAAAAATCTCGGGGACTATATTTCGGGATCATCCTCAAATACAAGTTCAGGTATAACATCCGGAGCAACTCTACCCGCATCAGCAAACGTCGGAGAATTATTTAGAGTAACGGGCACGGGATTATACATTTATGACGGTGGTTGGAAAACCATACCCCAATATACAGCAAACACCAGTACTGCAAGTATTAGAACTCTTGCAACACTACCAGTGGATATAACATACTATAATGCTGGCGATTTAATTATTGTGGGCACTAAAACTTACATATTAAATGCAACCAAAACTTCCTGGGATTTATTTACACCCGGTGCAGCAAATACATTAACTAGTGTTGTTTTATCTGCGGGACAGGTTACAACAAACGTATTAGCAAATAGTTCTGTAACTGCGGTTAAAATATTAGCAAATACTATCACAGGTAGCAAATTAGCAGAAAATACTATAACCACTACAAAGATATTAGATGAAGCCGTAACTTCAGCAAAAATTGCAGCAAATAGTATTACATCTGCAAAGATACAAGCAGGAGTAATTACATCAAGAGAGATTGCAAGTAATTCTATTCCAGGATCTAGATTGCAGGTTGGTTCTATTACTTCTAGAGAACTGGCAGTATCATCTATTCCAGTAACATCAGTAACTGCAAATACATTATCAGAACTATCTCAGAATGCAGGTAACATAGTATCGGGAATTTTTAGTTCAGCTGACGGTAAAATGGTTATAGATTTAAATAGTAAATTTATTAGAATTGAACTATGAGCACAAATGTTTTTTGGGCGGGTAATGTTGCTAATGTTCCTGTGGTATCTATCTTTAATAATCCTACAAGAGAAGAAGGTAACAATAAACCATTAACTAACAGATTTGATAACTTAGCTAATATTTACTTTGATTCCCGCTTTAACTATATTAGTCTAGCATCGCAATTTGGATTTACTTTTAACTATGCAAATGTTAGTGCAGGCAATTCTGGTAATACAATTACCACGGTTGCTTATCATAATTTAGGATATCCCCCTGCAGCAATAATGGTGGATATAGATACTAGAGAAGTTTTGACTAATAGTAATTATATTCAAGCATTAAATTATGACTCATATAGAACAGTATCATTATTAATTGATTCTGAAAAATTTTATATTAAAGAAGATTATAATAGTGTAACTACAAGCTTACCTTCAATGACAAGACGCTACAATATATTTGCATTTACTAATACTGCGGATTCTAATTAAATGGCATATCTTGTAAATTTATCCCCAAATTTAGTAACATTAAGTAGTGTATTTAGTACAAACAAATCCTACGTTGTTAAAGATAATAATCAATTAGAAACTGGAACATTTTCATATACCAAAACATTGATTGCTTCAGATTTAAGATTATATCAGGAAACCGAAGATGGTTTATTATATGGTTCATATAATGATAGTAATACAAGACAAACTTTAGAGGCAGCTGATCCTATAAATGGACCTTTTATAGAAAATTATTCTAGACTAGGAGATCTAAATTTAGATAATTTTGTAAATTTATTACTAATAGATAAACCTCCCGTTAGAACAGGATTTTATAATTTTGAAATATTAGGATTATCATTTACAGGAATTATTAGACAACTAACAAAATATACTCATTATGATTGGGATAAAAATGCAGGAAAATATTCTTATGTTCAAAAAGGATATTTAGGGTATGCTATAGAAATTAGTAAAAATATTTTATATACTGCAGAAACTTTATCAAATGGTACTTATCTATATACACCTACTCCGTTAAATTTAGCTTTAAGAAATTTAAACGGTGGAGAAAAAATAACGTCAAGTTCTGCAACAACAAATCCAAATTCATATCTCCAAAGTATCCCAGGAGCGGATGCCAAAGTAACAGGGACATTGCCCATTACAATCTTTTATATTACTCCTGAAGAAGCATTACGTTATATTGCAAGTTATACTGATCTTATTGTTGCTTATGGTACAGACTATAAACAGGGACAAGATCATTATGCTCGGTCTGGTGCATTGGAAGGAAGAACAATTACATTTGATCCGATTGCTTATTTGAATAAGTATTCAGATTTAAGAACACAATATGGATATGATACTTATAATGCAACTATACAGTATATAACAACGGGGTATTATGAGGGCAGGACAATAGAAAATGCAAGCAATTTTAATCCATTATCTGGGGGGCTTTATGATATTGCCGCACAATCATTATTATCCAACGATACTTTTATATGGCAAAATGGTCCAACTATTAAGACTTCGGGAAAAAATTTAACATATAACTATAATAGTACAACATATAATGTTGGTACTAAAATAGATTTTACTAGCAATGTACATTATCTAAGAATAATATAATGGGAATATCCTTTAATAAAAATAATGTTTTTACTATAACAGATAATTTAGGCAATACTAAATTTTCTTTAGATAGTAAAATGCCCCACATCTTGCAAGAAATTACGGGAAGTATAACAGTACCTTTAATGGGATTAACCGTAGGACAACAAACATTATCGAGAATAGATATTTTAGATACATTAGTTGATACTAATGTAACCACGGACACCGCAAATAATTTTATATTTCCTTTGATAAAAATAACAGGCGGAGTTTCTGATACTGGGGGAAAAGTTCTTCCATCATTGGGATCTACAATTCTTAGAATTGTAAAAGAAGAAAGTACAAATTCTGTTTTAGGTAGTTCTATATTGGATTGTATACAAGATCAGGGTACTATACGATTTATATGTACTAATAATTTTGATAGAGGAACTTCTGGTTTTGCAATAGGTGATGATATTGTTACAATAACTTATCGAGTTTATTACGGAAGATTTAACTAATAAATACTACAATGGCAACGAATAAAAATATAACCATCGACCAACGAGCATCTTTTACCGATTATGCTCAATATTTAGATATCTCAAAAACGCCAATATCTTTGGTTGGGTATGATGTTAAAGCACAACTAAGAAAATCCTACTATTCATCAAACGCTGTTTCTTTTACCGCAGTATTAGCCAACGCAGCAAATGGTAACATTTCTATATCATTAACTGCATCTCAAACCGCAAATCTTGACGGAAGATATGTATATGATATAACAGCTAATACTGCAAATACCACAATAAGAATACAAGAAGGTATTGCAACAGTTAACCCAGGAGTAACACGATAATGGCAACCGTAACAACTAGACAAGGTTTAAAAGATTACTGCTTACGCAGATTGGGTGCGCCTGTTATTGAAATAAATGTGGATGACGATCAAGTTGAAGATCGTATAGATGATGCGTTTCAATTTTACAGAGAATACCATTATGATGCGGTAGAAATGGTATATCTAAAACATCAATTTACAACTGAGGATATTACTAATCAATATATTTCAGTACCCGATACAGTAGTCGGCGTAAGTCGCATTTTGCCATTTAGTAATAAGTCAGATGGTACTAACATATTTAGTATCAGGTATCAAATTCTATTAAATGACCTATACAGTTTAATGTCCACAAACATTATTTACTATTATCAGGTTAAACAAGAATTGGAATTGATTAACCAAGTATTAGTAGGTACCAAACCTATAAGATTCAATAGACATATGAATCGTCTTTATATGGATATGGATTGGACAGCAGATGCTGTTCCTGGAGATTTTATAGTAGTAGAATGCTATAGAATACTAGATCCGGAAACATACCGAGATGTCTATAACGATATGTTCCTTAAAAGATATTGTACTGCATTGATTAAACGTCAATGGGGAGAAAACTTGAAGAAGTTTAACGGAGTACAACTTCCCGGGGGAGTAACAATTAATGCGGATCAGATTTATCAAGATGCATTAACTGATATAACACAGATTGAATCTGAAATGCAATCTAGATTCGAATTACCTGTAGACTTTATGACAGGATAATATAGAGTTTTATTAACAGGGTACATAGCAAATGATAACACCTTGTCAATAGAAAGTCAATAGAATTATGACAACAGTTAACCCATATTTTCAATCCGGTAGTACAATTGGCAGAGCTTCTGAACAGAATCTGTACGAAGACTTAATGATCGAATCCATGAAGATTTATGGTTTTGAAGTCTATTACTTGCCACGTAAGTCTAACAGTTTGGATTCTATTTTATCGGAAGACCCCTTGAACACTTTTGATTACGCTTTTCCTATTGAGATGTATTTGGAAAACACTATGGGGTTTCAAGGTGACGGTGAATTGATGTCTAAGTTTGGTTTGGAAATTCGAGACAGCGGTAATTTTATAGTATCCAGAAGAAGATGGACAGATGTAATAGGTTCTCAGAATGTAACTATACTTCCCCGCCCCGCAGAAGGTGATATAATATTCTTTCCAAAATCTAAATCGTTTTTTGAAATACGTAAAGTTGAGGGTCAGGAACCTTTCTATCAGATTGGTAAATTATACGTATTCAAAATGATGTGCGAATTATATCAGTTCTCTAATGAAAGATTCAATACGGGTGTTTATGAAATTGATAGTTTAACCGCAGATGCTACTTTAGATGTTGAAGACCATCAACTCTTATTAGAAACGGGTGATGCTTTATTATTTGAAACAAATGCACTAACACCTATTGTATTAGAAAATTATAACTTGTCTGCAGACGGACATGTTCAAATTGGCGCTCAAAATGAATCATTTACTGACGAAGGAAAAGATGTTTTAGATTTTTCTGAAAGAAACCCATTTGGTGAGGTATTTCAATAATGTTAGATCAACGGTTTTACTGGGGTACCATACGTAAAGCAATTGTTGCGTTTGGTAATATGTTTAATAATATTACTATTGAACGCAAAGATGCTGCTGGCAATGTAGTACAACTTCAGCGTGTGCCGTTAGCATATTCTCCGCAACAAAAATTCTTGGCTAAAATTAAGCAACAACCAAATGTAGATAATACTAATTTCCAAGTCATTCTTCCGAGAATGGGGTTTGAAATGGTTTCACTTGATTATGATCCTAACAGAAAAATTAGTCCAATGCAACAAAGCAGATCTATTAATAGTTCTACATCTGCTTCCGCTCAGTATGCACCCACTCCTTATAACATAAATGTATTACTTTATATCTATGCTAAAAATCAGGATGACGGTTTACAAATTATAGAACAAATTTTACCTTATTTCAATCCTGACTATAACTTAACAATCCATGCGATTCCAGAATTGTCTATTAATAATGACCTTCCTATAATATTAACTTCCATTGGGTTTGTTGATGATTATGAAGGCGATATGACAACTCGTCGAGCAATTATGTGGACATTGAGTTTTGTTATGAAATTAAACTTTTATGGACCCGTTAATAAACAGGGAATAATTAATAAGGTTACAACTAACACATTTAGAGATGCTGCATTAAGTTCACAACAATCGAGAATAATAGTACAAGGCACGGGCGATTTAGCAAATACTATTCCCGCAGGCAATGTGACATATCTTAATACTTTCGAAGATTTTTAAATGAAAAATATTGAACAACTAAATAATCTATTTAATTTAGATCCTATTACAGAAAAACCTATGGAACTAACTACTATTCCTGAAGCAATAAGTTCCAATAAGGAAATAGATCAGGAAGACGACTATCAGTTAGCGAGACAAACTATGAGAAAACTTCTAATGAAGGGTGAAACCACATTGGATGATCTTATTGAGTTATCTAAAAGTTCTGAGCATCCGAGAACATATGAGGTTGCAGGACAATTCATGAAGACTATGTCTGATGTATCTAAGGATCTTTTAAATCTGCAAAAACAGGTTAAAGAATTAAAAGCAGACGACCCTCAACAAAAAATAGGTACCCAAAATAATGTGGTGTTTGCGGGGTCAACTGCAGAACTATTTAAGGCATTGAAGCAACATAAAGATAATGGTAATATAATTGAGCAATAAACCCACATCCTATAATGGTAATCCTAATTTAAAGCAAATTGGTACTACCATATCGTATACCAAAGAACAGGTAGCGGAGATCATTAAGTGTAGTCAGGACCCTGTATATTTTATAGAAAACTTTTGCCAAATTGTTTCATTGGATAGAGGTTTAATACCATTTAAATTATACGATTGCCAAAAAGAAAAAGTACATACTATTCTAAATAATCGTAAAGTGATTCTAATGGAGGGTCGCCAACAAGGTAAGACTATTACATCTGCAGCATGTATTCTATGGTATACGTTATTTCAGGAAAATAAGACTGTTGCTATTCTCGCAAACAAATCTTCAGCGGCACGTGAGGTTTTATCGCGGTATGAATTAATGTATGAGATGCTTCCGATATGGATGCAACAAGGTGTCAAGACATTTAATAAAGGTGATATCGAACTTGAAAACGGATCTAAAGTATTTACAGCAGCAACAAGTACTTCTGGTATTCGTGGTAAATCTGTAAATTGGTTATATATTGACGAAGCAGCAATTATCCCAAACAATGTTGCAGAAGAATTCTTTACATCTGTTTATCCAACAATTTCTGCGGGTACTACAACAAAGATTCTTCTAACATCCACCCCTCTAGGTTATAACCATTTCTGGAAATTTTGGAATGAAGCGGAACAGGGATTGAATGGATTTGTTCCAATGTTTATTCCATATAGTAGAATACCCGGTAGAGATGATAAGTGGGCTGCGGAACAAAAGGCTATGCTCGGTGAACTTAAGTTCAATCAAGAGGTTTTATGTAATTTCCTAGGTTCTTCTAATACACTAATCAACCCAGATACTATTGGAAAAATGTCCGTTAAACCTTATGTATATACTAAGGATGGATTAGATATTTTTGTAGAGCCTGAAGAAGACCACATATACATGTTAATTGCGGATACTTCTAGGGGTGTCGGTGGAGATTACTCAGCGTTTACGGTTATAGATATTACTGCGTATCCATATTCCGTTGTTGCTAAGTACAGAAATAACCGAATTAGTCCCCTTCTTTTTCCCAATATAATATATAAAGTGGCAAAAGATTATAATACTGCATATTGTTTGATAGAGATTAACGATAACGGGCAGCAAGTTGCAGATTCGTTATATATGGATTTAGAATACGAAAA